AAATAATTTCCCGACCCGCCACGATTTGGGCGTATATGTGGCCAAGACAGGCCGGGAAAAATTGTTGAAATTTTACTCGAAACTGTTGCCGTCGCGGTCCAGCCCGTCTGGGCCGACTCCATGCCGCAAATTTTCGCACCATTCGCGCCATTTGAGGTCCTGCGCTTTTTTTGTTTCGAGTTCGGTGATTTTGCATGAGGCCGCAAATGCCGAAACAATGAGGATGATTAATGCGAGGAGTTCGATCATTTCGATTCGAGTTCTTTTCGGAGCAACCGCGTCACAAAATGGCTGAACGATTGATCTAAATTGTGAGCGGTGGTTTGCCCCTTTTTCAGGAGCGTTGACGGGATGGAGACGCTCACACTGGTTCGCGTCTTTTTGGGCGATGCTTTTTGTTTCACAATCGGAATAATACCGTGGCGCAATAATAGATCAAGATAATTCTTGTTATTTTTTACGCGTTCTTCGCAACTCGCTAGGAATCAAACTCATGCACGCAAAAAAAGTTTTGACTCTTAACGCGGTTAAGGTATGATTCTCGCAAATGACCCCAAAAATTGATCCCGCATGAAAAAGCATAAATACAACATTCTCCCAGAAGCGCAACCCGACGAACTGGCCGAGCTTATTGCCGACATGACCGCGCACGGTTACGACGCCAAGCAGCCGATCACAGTCTATCAGGGCGATATTCTCGACGGATGGAATAGGCATTGCGCAGCGGTTGCGGCTGGCGTGTCGCCTACTATTGTCACATTTACCGGCACAGATGCAGACGCCGTGTTTTTTGTTTTGCGAATGGGTAAGCGACGGAACCTGAACTCGGGACAGCGTGCAGCCGTGGCAACCGAAGCAGAAGACCTGCTCAAGGTGATTGCGGACGCCGTGGCAAAAGAGAAGGCGCGGAATAATAGCGATGAAAGACGAACACGCGGGAAGGTTGAGGTTACTCAATTAATTGAGTCACCTAAAAAAAACAAGCGAAGCACCGAAGCCAAAGCCGCCGAGATGTTCGGCACAAACCGCACCTACATAAACCAGGCAGCAAAGCTCAAGGCAACGTCACCGGAAACACTTGCGAAAGTGAAGGCGGGAACTGTAACAATGACCCAAGCCCTTCGCGAAATAAAAGAAGCCAAGCGTGAAGCTCGCCGCGAAGAGAACCGGGCAAAGGTCGCAATGGTTGAATCCCCTGCCGACGTTGCGGAATCGGGTGCGAAGTTTTCCACCATCGTCATTGACCCGCCGTGGGATTGGGGCGACGAAGGCGACAACGACCAACTCGGACGAGCAAAGGCTGATTACGCCACCATGAGTTTTTCGCAACTTATGGACCTTCCCGTTGAACCGTTGGCCGATGACGATTGCCACCTGTATCTCTGGATCACGAACCGGAGCCTGCCCAAAGGATTTTCACTCATGGAAAAATGGGGATTCCGCTACGTGACTGCGCTAACCTGGGTCAAGCCACATTTCGGAATGGGCAACTACTTCCGGGGCCAAACCGAGCACGTCCTTTTCGGTGTGCGGGGAAGCCAGCCGTTAAAAAGAAAGGACGTGGGGACCGTGTTTAGCGCGTCGCGTGGACCCAACGGACACAGTTCAAAGCCTGTCGAGTTTTACGACCTTGTGGAAAGTTGCTCCCCTGGCCCGTACCTCGAGATGTTCAGCCGATCAGATCGGCAGGACTGGCAAACGTGGGGGGAGGGAGCATGACCTACGACTTCCAAGAGCGCCTAGAATTCTCGAAGGGATCACGCCAAACAACCGATGCTGCCACAATAATGCAACTTTTGGATGGGTGCGCTTCCGTAGATTCTGCGACAACTGAGATGGACAAGCGGGGCGTTGATTATATCGCCCGGCTCAGGGGCGGGGCAAATGTATTTGTGGACGCAAAAACGCGGTCAAAAGGTTGTTCAAAATACTGGCAGGGGCAGCCGGAACTAGCAATCGAGAAATGGTCAGTCATGCCGGGGGGGAAGTTTGAGACGCGGACGGGGAAGGCTGGATGGTCGCTAGACGAGGCGAAGCTGTGCCACATGATTCTTTACACATTCGACCCTTCGGACAGTGAGTTGGCGTTCTTGATTCCATTTCAGTCACTCAGGATGGCCGCCCGCAGAATGATTAATGATTGGATGGGGCGCTTCAAAGTGGACGTACAAACAAGCGGAGGTTGGCAGTCACAGGCCGTATTTGTGCCAGCCTCGGAAATTATAATGGCAATGGAAGAAACGTATTCAGCAATCACCAAAATATCATGAAAACCTACACCACAAACGACTTCAAGAAATGGGGCTCACAAGGCGGCTCCAAGAGCCGCAGGACATTAACCAAAGAGCAATCGCAGGCCATGTTGGCGGCAAGGGGAGCGAAGCGCAAAGCCAGGGAGATTGCCGCCCCTGAAAAATAAATGTTGACAACGTAACCCGCTTATGATAGGGTTAGATGAATGAAAAAACTAAAACGCCTAGCCGCATCCTTTGGATGCACCGTGGAAGACGATAAGGCCGCAACGGCTATCTATGTCCACGCGCCAGACGGCATGGCATGGGAGGACGGCTCCATGACATCGTTAATAGAGGTCTATGGGTCGTTTGGATCATGCTTGCCGGAATGGCGGGCTCGCGCTATCGCCGACATTACCGCGTCGTTACACATATGCGGGAGGCCGGAAGATGAAGCTGAAGAATAAAACGGTAACAGAATATCTTTCAAAAATCGTCGGATCGGAAGTTCTTGGAGATGGCAAAGTCCGCGTCCTTCCGCTACCGACGAGCGAAACTGAATCGTGGCTGATCAATCGGCACTACGCCAAACGCCTGTGCTCAATCTCCTACGCCTTCGGGGCGTATCGCAGGGCGGAACTCATCGGCGTTGTGACCTACGGGACGCCCGCAAGCGCACCTCTGCGCGCCGGTGTGTGCGGCGAAGATTGGGCAGACAGAGTGCTAGAATTAAATCGGCTCTGCTGCGAGAACACAAAGAACGTGGCGAGCACACTGGTAGGCCGGTCGCTGAGGATGCTGCCCAAGCCTCGCTTGGTGGTGAGCTATGCGGACACGGCGCAGGGTCATGTCGGCTACATCTACCAAGCCACAAACTTCATCTATACGGGTCTGAGCGCGAAGCGCACAGACTGGAAAATCAAAGGTCGGGAGCATCTTCACGGCGCGACAATCGCGGATGAAAGCAGAGGTCAGGAAAATCGCGTGGAGTGGATGCGCGAAAAATACGGGGACGACTTCTATCTGCAGGACAGGTCGCGCAAGCATCGCTACGTGTTCGCGTGCGGCAGCCATAAGCAACGGACGGCAATCCGTGCCGCGCTGCGCTACCCAGTTAAAGCGTACCCGAAAGGTGAATCCCGTAAGGGCGACGTGAGCGGGGAAGTAAAAACGCAAATGATACTACTATGACGCATGGAATTAGAATCCTACGGGCCTCCGGTTATCGGCCCCTGAAAAATAAATGAAAATAATTGTTGACGTGGCGCAAAGTCACGTGCATATTGATCTCGTAAGCAAAATCAACCCAACCAAAAAAATGAAAAACATCACTACACCATCAGACATTGGAAAAGCCGTTGCGAGCGGTCAACTCATCGAATCCCACACCAGCCTGGCCCGCGGATACGTGAGTCGCAAGGGACCCGGCTCCGTGGCACCATACAAAGGCAGATTTGGCTCCGGATACGTCCACCTGGCCCCATGCTGGAAAAGCTCACGTTACTATTTCCGAAGCTATTACCTTTTCGCCCAATGACCGCGACCGAAATGCAAAAACGATCCGCCATCAAGCGATGGGCCGGAAAAACTGCGGAACAAAAATCCGCCGCAATGTCCAAAATCCGCAAGGCCGGGATCAAAAACGCGAAACCGAAAGCCACGATCACCGATCCGTCCCCTGAAAAATCATGAATACATCAACCGAGAATCAAACTACTAAAATCCCAATCGAAGCCCCAAGTCTTGACGGGGATGGATTGGGTGCAATGGACTGTTCGCGGATTATTGAAGCCGCGAAGGATCGGATGCAGACAGCCACGATAATCAATATCGCGGCTGACATATCTTCGCACCAAATGAGTGGGCGAGAGGCCGCTGAAATGATCTTGAGAGAAGCGGGGATAACTTTGGAGGAAGCCGTCGAAGAGCTTGATGGGTATCGGCTGGAGCGTGTCTCGGGAATGATCGGATTGTATTCAGCGAACGCTGAGGTCAGAGGCGGCGGAGGTGCGGCATGAAATCAAAAGCGACGAAGACCCGCCGTTCTTCTGGACCGTCCTGTTCGGAATTTTGGGTGATCGACACAGGGGCAGGCGGAGAATCCATAGGGACGCATGAGGCGCGAGGCCCATTCTCGTCACAGAAATCCGCCGAAGACTGGATCATTCGGGACACTCGGGCAATATGGGAAGACTCATGCACATGCCTAACGAGCGACAAAAGCACGAAATGGTGCAAGCCGCTCCACATTGTGCAGGTCGTCCGCACAGTGGAGCCAGACATCACGGCCAAAGTGACTCTTATTGATTTTCCGAACACCTTGATAACCGCAACGCAACAAAAGCCGGACGCACCTAAATGACTTGCAGCAAACGAAGCCAATAGGCCGGAATGGGGCATCAATGAGTGTACTCAAAATGCATGGCATCCCTTGACCAGAACGCCCCGGCTGATAACCACCCATGACGGGAAAACACTTCCATAATTTCAA